AGTAAGTCCGCCCCTCGTCCTGTGATAGAACCGCCAACACCCGCTGCAAAATATTCCCCACCATGATTGGTCTCCCATCGTCCTTTTGCCTTACTATCTTCTCTAAGTGTAACATTTCCAAAAATTTGTTTATACTCACGTGAGTTCATAAGGTTCCGAACTTTGCTACCGAACCTTGAAGCTAATTCTGCGTTGTGTGATACCTGCATTATTTTCATCTTAGGATTCCTTCCAATCATCCATGCCGGAAACAGGTAAGATGCAAATTCTGATTTTGTATGTCTAGGGGGCATATTGATGATGAGCCTCTTTTTGTCTCCAAAAGCTATGTCTTGAAAGGCACTAGCAATTATCTGATGATGTCCATAATTTTTGGGATCATCAGTTTTTCTATATATAAAATCTTGCCAAACAGCAGTTGCAAAAATTAAAAAATCATCTTGGCATAACTTGATCCACTCCAGCTGCTTTTTTAAAATTAAATCTTTTAATTCGTCTTCTGATAGATGCTCTATATTCATAGCGTTTGGGACCCTAGTATATTTGTATATCTTGCTTTGTAAACCTCTTTGTCTAAATTTGACCCACGTATAAACGCGAGTTGGACTGTGCAAATCGTAAAATTTTGCCAATGTAAATTGTGAGCCTTGCTATAGAATAGATACACCAATGGCGCGACTGCGCCATTGGTTGTTTATTATTATGTTTTTGGTGTGAGTTGTTGAATTAGTGTTGAGAACTTTTCTAACACATTGTTTTTAAACTCATCAACAACAACATTACCTTGATTTTCTAAGATATGCTTTTCAACTTCACCCATTAATAGTTGAAACATAATTTCATAATTGAGTTGTTTCTTAACTCCATTTGAAATCAGCATCTCTTGAAGTTGAGTTGGCGATTTATCGCCAACTCTTTTCGCTAATACTTCAGCAATATTCATTAAATCATTATTGGGCATTGTTATCCCCTATTGCTTTGTATTCACTATATTCAATCTCAGTAGTGAACTTGTTGAATAAATCATTGTGAGCAATCTTGAAATTTGCTGTTTCAAATTTCTTACGCTTACGATTTATTTTTTGTAATCCAAAACTATTACCATTCTCATCTTGAACAATAATTAAGTTTTGATTTGTTCTATCAAAGCAATCCACAACATTTTGTTTCATTGTGTCTAACTCTTTAGATAGTCTATTTGCTTTTAGCTTTAATTGAGCATAAGCAAGAATTACTTTCTTTTCATCTTGCTTTAGCTTTTTTATTGCATTTGGCATTTTTACCTCTTTGTTAAGTTATACAAACTTATGTTTGCCCTATCCTTTTATATCCTATCAACTCCCATTACAAGAATTAATTTAACTTTTTTTTATCTAATTTTTTGAGTATTGGCTCAACCTCTACTTGTACAAACTTCTCGCCTAAAACTTCTGCCAAGCGCCCTGCCAACTGGCTCATCTCTGCTGTCATCTTATCTTGTTCAATTTGTCCTGCTTTACGAGATCGAGGCGAGCCGACAATGTCGGCTCGTTTCTTTTCTTTAGGCATTACCAACTACACCAATATTCTACGACCTTATTCTCATTGATCGCTTGTTGACAAAATTTTAAGAACTTGATGTCCTGCTCTTTGTACTCCTTGACACTATCCTCTTGGAATTGTTGACCCCAAAAAAATCCATCTTCGGCAACGTAATCAGAAAAACCTTTTGCTATTTGTTCTCCTAACTCGTCAACGACCTCTTGCGTCATATAACATGGTGCATCTTGATCTCCATTGAAACCGAGATGTGCTAAATGTCCTTCCATTTTTACAGAAGGATTTTGATCTGCCCATTTCTTCGCCATGAACTCTTGAAGTCTTGCGTGTTTTCTCCAAACGAAAACGTGCTTTTCTTCTTCCTTGTCACTATTATAGTATTTTTCCCAATCTACTTTGTGACCTCGTAGGTGTGCGTGTTGATCTAAACCCATATCTTCTCCTTTGTTAGTTTGTTAAGGGGGTGTGAATATTCATTTAATACAGAATCGGCACCCCCAGATATCTCTTATCAAATCCCACCAATCAACGCAACAACTATTTTTTAGAACAATTCTAAACTAGCTTGTACCACCACCTCATCTGCCACCACCACCAGAACTTCCAGCGCCTGATGGGGAAATCTATGTGGAAGCTGCACGGATCCAGTTCCATCTTAAACGAGAACGAAATCTAGATTATACCAACGAGAGCGAGAATCATCGCACCGGTAACCAGCGTAGTGAAGGACGGGAAAAGTAATAGTAATACAAGGTACAACGATATCAACCACACGAGCTTCTCCTGGCTGTGCGTGCACCAGCTGTTACCTGCTGCTGGTGCCAGGCCAATTGCAAACGAGACGAGGCCATCATTTGTCCTCCCCAACGACACTGTCCTTCCACGTGTAACCATTCGCAATGCAGCGTGCCCCGGGACCACCAGTAAGTGCGTATACTTTACCTGGTTCAGGTTTGTCATCCTTCTCGAGGATGCGGTTTTCGCTTCCCATGAATCCGTCTTTGTTCTTCCTGTAATGCCACTTGGGCTTCTTTGATATCGACATATGCTCTCTCCTTTGTTAGTTGCAGACCTTACATAAGACCTGATGGGATAAATGTCAAGAGCTATTTTCATACTGTTGTCAAGACAGTTCTTGGTGATCCCAGCTCCTGAATTGTACGCTGCTTGTACCAGTTCTGTTTGTCAGACGAGAACGAGATGTTTCTCCTTGACAACGAGACGAGATCCAGCCATGCCGTTACCAGCCCCCCGAACTAACTAAAGAGGTAAAAAAACGAGGGGCAGATAACGACACGAGCTTCCAGCACAGTCACCAGGCAGCTCCCGCTGCTGGATGGTCCGTTGGCCTTTTTCCAGTTCCAACGAGAACGAGAACGAGAAGCGAGAACGAGGATCACGCTGCACAGTTCGACAGCTCCTGAAGGATGGTCTCCCGGATCCGTGGCCATTGTAACGGAAACGAGAACGAGGCAAACGAGACGAGGGAACGAGGATCAGTGAAACCGGACACCGGTCTGTAAAGTTTAAGCAGCTTCTTCGAGAGGGTCTCATCCAAGATAATTACCTTGCCTCCTGCCTTAACATACTTATTGATCCATACGATTTGCCACTTATTTAATTTAGGATAATTAGCTTCATCAGATTTTAACTCAATCCAAAAAACATGATCTTTATTGGCTGCATGAATGTCTGGGATACCATTGATTGTGCTAGATTCTATGCGGGTTAAATGAAAACCAGTTAAGTTCTTTTTAACCTTTTGCCAAAGCCTTGCTTCCTGTGCTTTTATTGTCATTAATTAACTTAATTTCTTTATATTCTTAATTACAGAATTTGGAATTATAGTAGTATTACCTATGCTCTCAATGTCAATACCATTATCAGCATAAGAGTAATCACCAAACAACTTAGTTATGCCTTTTGCTTGTGAAAACAAATGACCTTTTGTAATACATGTTGCTAAATTAGATTTTTTTAGTTCATCAAATGTTAACCAACTGCTGTTTGATACAATATCATACCACTCGACAGCAACCATTGGATACTTATCTATCTGATCTTTTACTTTTTTTGGTATAGTTATTTTTTTTCTCATAAATTTTTACCGATACACTCCCAACAGATGTAAACATTGTGGAATTGTGTACTTGATTGAAGACTTTGATCCATTCAGACCAACTAGCCTTTTTTAATAAGTGCTGTGTCTTCAGATTGAACCTCGATGGTTTTGGCGTTGTGGCCATCGATCTTCTCTGAAAGCTCTTTGAGTTTGTTCTCAAGCTCTTCACGTGACATACCCTCCAGACCTGTTACTCTGACTTCTTTTCTATCAATGAATGCACCTGCTAATTGGCCAGATCTATATTCTGCATTTATAGCTGCAGCAAACTGATCTTTCTTTTCTGCTTTATCAGCAAGTCTTTCAAATCTTTTGTAACGTCTAAGGTTGTCACTCTCATATTTTTTTACTTCTTGTTCAAACCTCTTGTCATAATACTTAGCAACATGAGGATTAATTCTTCTATTTAATAATTGTGAAGCAGTAGATCTAGCACTATTGATATCTTTACAATCATATCCTGCACGCTTCAAAGCTTCTGCTTGAGTTATCTGGCCATGATCTTGCACCATTATCTCAACAAACATTTTTTGTTTTGGTGTGAGATCTTTTTCAGTTCTCAATTCTTTTTTTGTAAGCCCACCCATTATTTTTTCAGTAAATTAATATCTCTTATTAATTGTCTTCTTAGTTTTTTATTATAAAAAGGACTTGATATTGAATATTCCTTCTCACTTAACTTGCCTTTTAATTCATCTCTTATTCCAGATTTTACATCGTCTTTTGCGTGAGATCTCTTACCACCATGTTTGTTTATTATCTGTTGAGTTTTATTACCACGTTTAAAATATTTTTTAGCAGCAGCTTTAATACCTGAAGTTAATAAACCACCTAATAACATTTTCTTTTTACTTATTACTTTACCAAGTGCTTTGGCTTGACCTGCATGTGCTGCAGATGCTTTTTCTAATTTTCTTTTAACCATCTTTATTGTTGATAAACCACCTTTCTTTTTGTTACGCATCAAAAGAAGTTGGTAATTTCTTATTGCAGATTCTGCCATCTCTTTTTTCATTTGTTTTCTTTGAGCAAAAGTCAATGGTTGGACTTGCATAGTTCTACCTCTTCTATCAGATGCAAAAGCTTTCCCATAAATGACAGGTTTTCTAAATTTTTTCTTTTCTCTTTTAGCTCTTTCAATACCAACTCGTATTCTTCTTTTAAGACCTGGTTGCGCTTTAAATTCTGCTGAAGTTGTAAACTTAGTATTTCTAATTTTTCTTTTAAAATCCGCTTTTTTTAAATCAAAAGGAACAACAGGTGTTTTAGTTTTTTTTGATCTTTTTACTTCAGCTTTATGAGCTTTATGTAATCTTCTAAAACCTTCTTTGACTGTTCTAAATATTATTCCTTTCATAATCTAAACCATACCACCTTTTCTTTCTTTTCTCACCTCTCTTGTAAGTTTTCTATCAACCTTCTGTCTTTTTAATGCAGATTTTGGAACAATAATTCTACCATGTCTTCCTTGTCTTCTTGATTTTGGACCGAATGGATTTTTGGGTGGAGCAAATCTAGAATACATTCTTCGACCAACAGCTGCTTCTCTAGGCGTAAGTGTTGTTTTTAAAATTAATCTATCTTTTTTTGGAGTAGTGCTTAAACCAAAACTAGAAGTACGATCTCTTTTAGTTTTAGCAAATGATTTTGCAGCTTTTTCTCTTTCTTTTCTTACTTTTTTAGTTTTACCCCTTTCAAAAAAAAATCTTCCCTGAAATTTGTCATTTATAATATTACCAGGTGATGAAGACACGTCCTTTATCTTACTTGTGCCCCTAATAACATCAACTCCCTTTTTCAATAACAACAATTTTTTTATCATGATATTTTCTACTATATAGATTATTTCATCACAAAGTAAGTAGCCTAAAAACTTCTGATTGCGTTCCCGCAAGACTGGTGTATCCCAGATACACCATAGATACACCATAGATACACCACCTAAATCGATTAAAACCATTGGTATACTTGACTAATAGACCTTTAGATACACCAGATACACCATTATTACCCCCTGGGGTGCTTTTCATTGTTTAATAGTCTGAGATATCTATATAGTAAATATTTAATCATTGTCCGGTATCCGGTATTCTGTTATATTGATCCTATGGTCCTTAAAAAAGATCAATATTTCATTAGTTCCTGGGGGTGGAGTCTATGCTCTCTTTGATTTCTCCCCCAGGGGTAAAACATTTCAGACCACCATGACCACTATTTAATTTTTACCTTACCTGAGTATACTTTCTTTTTAATCTCAGCCCTTTCTTCCTTAGTTTTAGCATTACGATACAATCTATAAAATTCTCGATAATTAATCCATGACTTCTGCAGTTCTGTAAATTTAATTTTACCAATGTCAATCAACTTAATATATTCCTCACGTACCATTTGCGGGTCCATATCAGCGTTCCAACATACGTCTTGAAAATCTTTACCATTCTCTAAAAACCATTTATGGCTATCTTCTTTCCAATAAGTTTCTCTTTTAAACCCACTCAGGGACAACGAATCCTCAAAAGCCTGTAAAAGTATAGCTTGAAATAATCTTATTTCGGGTGGACGTTTTTCTTTTGTAAACTCCATAGCTAACTTAATGCCCAAATTTTTTAACAAGTTTGGTGAATAACTCATAAAACTTTTTAATAGTTGGTTTTGGATAATTTTGGGATTTACAGAATTCGTAATCGTCTAGGATGTTTTCAATATATTCAGTCTTTACCTCACCTGGTAAAGCATCCACAAAATAGATTGTTTTCTTGACTAGATCTCTAGGAACCCTTGGCATCTGCATAACCACGATGTGGGAAAAGATATGGATTATGGATCACACCGTGGCTACACATTTTTGACAACCAATTTCAAACCTTTAGCCTGAGCTATTTTCTTTCTACCTGATTGCCATCTTGACTCGATTTTGTCGAGAAAAGATAAACTAAAATTTCCTAAGCCATAGTCATTTCCACAATACAACTGAAACATCAAACTGGTTAACTCATCATAAGTTTTTTTATTTGGTGCAAGCATAACTAACTTGTCCAACGCCTGGTCTAATGCTTCTTCACTGCCTTTTTTTACAGCTTTACCCACTAAAATCTCCTTTTTTTAAAGTTAAATTAGCGTTCGTTGTTCTGGATTCATAAGGTGTTTTGAAGCCCCACCTTTTCATTTAGGCTTAGGAATACGTATGTAATGTTATTATAAAATTTGTGACTTATTTGCAACAAAAAAAAAGGGGCCAGTCTCCCGACCCCTCTTCAAACCCAGGTTTAAGGTTAACCATCCAACCTGCAGTTCTACTTACCATTCAGAAGTTTTTTACCTTCTGAGAGTAAATTCTCTTTCATTTTTTGATAGCTCTTGCCCTCTTTTTTGGCTATCTTTTTCACCTCTTCATCAACTAATTTTGCAATCATTGAGCCAGGTCTTCTAAACCCTGCCTTTCCCATTGCTCTAATCAGCGTATATGATTCGATATCTACCGCACAAGATTTCCATTTGTTGATGTCCATGACTCCTCCTAATGTT